GCTTTATAAGCGATAGACTTCGCTGCTTTTACCCTGTGTCGATCACTAGAGTGATCTTTAGTTACTTTAGTTTCAATTCTTTTAGCTAACTTAAGATTATACTTCCTAAGTTTTATATTAAAGATCTCCATTTCAATCTTCTGACCTATAGTAGCTACAGCTCTAGTTAATGTTTGGTTACGACCTATAGCGTCAAACATAGTCACTAGACCGACATAACTAATTATATCGACATCAACATCCTTTAATTCATGATACCAAGATGGTTGTCTTCCACTTCCATTTTTACTGACCATATCTATAGTAGACTTAAGGTCTTTAGCTACTATAGTTTGCACTTCAGATATAAGTATCTGTGGGTTATTTTGTATGGAAGTAGTCGTAATCTTCTCAGACCTCTTAAGATAACGGTCACGACCTTCCGTTATCATTAGTCTCTCTCTTTGTAGTTCTCTTATTGTACTCAATTATCTCTCCTTTTTTACCCAAGTTCTCTAAAGGGTGGACACAAAACTTTATTTACTAAAAACAAACTATTTACAGTTAATTGGTTCATCAGCTGCTGTGTCCTTAGGGGACTGTTTGAGACTATTGTCATTCGACTTCCTTTCTTCTTAAATTATGCTCTACGAATCATGAGAACAAAAGTGCAACATTAATGGTATTGTCGTAATACTAAATTGCAATAGTATAATTTATTATTTTTTACTCTTTTTTATAAACTATTGATTTATAACCTTTTATTGTTGATGAACTGATTATTCACAGCCATTCTTATGAGATGAGCCATAGATATATTCTGACCAGTGATCTTACTGAGGTTGTGAGCCTCTCTACTTAAGAAGTCCCAGTCCTTTTGCTCAAAGAACACCTTCTTAGAGACATACTGAACACTCTTCTTAGGTCTGCCATACTTATTACATTTCATAACGATTCTCTCCCTTAGTACTTTTATTGAGCTAATAACTTAGCAACAGACTTCTTTGTGTCCTGGTTAACATGGACATACTTCTGTGTTGTTTTGATCGACCTATGACCAAGCATGTCAGCTATGACTAAAGTGTTAATTTGAAAATCATTAGCTAACTTTGAGGCACAAGTATGTCGTAAAACGTGAAAAACAAAGTTCTTATCCCTAGGTGCAATCCTGTGTCTGCAATCATCCCAAAGGTCGTAGAAGATACGGTGACTAAACCACTCCTTAACCACCCCTACTTTTTTGATACACTCTAGGGTAGTCGGTGTTAGTGGTACCTCACGGTCATCACCGTTCTTAGTGTCGACTAACTTAAGCCACTGCTCATCAGCTGATACAAAGGCAGTCGTACCTATCTCCTGAAGCTCACCTAGTCTCATACCAGTCTGCTCAGATAGAGTGACCAGGTGCTGTATCCTAGGCTCCCTAGACCTGGCAAAGAATGACTTGATCTTCACAAGTTCATCAACTGTAAATGACCTGGGTCTGCCGTTGTTCTCAGCCTTCATTTTGATCTTAGGAGCTGCAGTAATCACCTCTAAATCCATGGCGTAGCTAAAGACTGCCTTTATAGCAGCCTTGTATCGGTTTATGGTCGTTTCTGAGAGCCTTCTATTAACCTTAATGAAGCTGAGGAAGTCTGAGATTTCCAGGGCTGTAAAGGCGTCTAAGGGCTTACTACCATACCTTTTGTAGTTACTAAACATCATCAGCTTGTTAATGGTTTGATCCTTGTGACGACCACTCCATAGCTCATCGGCATTACTCATAAAGAATTGTCTGAATGTTTGCATTTGTTGTCCCCCTATTAAAACAATGGCTCATAGAAAACACCCTGCCTCACAAGGTGTCTGAAGTAGCTAACTTCGCTACGGTAGAATGAAGCTGATTTATCCTGGCCGTTCCACTCAGCATCTGAGAGTAGCCTTCTCAGTCTCTTCAGTTCAGTTACACAGTCGACTAGGTGTTCGGTTGGTTTGATTGTGTCGATATACATTTGTTCTCCTTAAGTTACTTTTTACTTGCGAGAACTGACGTTTTGATTTAAAGACCTCTCCATAATTAACTGGAGATTGCCCTGGTGGGGTGGCCGAGTGGTTAAAGGCAGCAGACTGTAAATCTGAAGTTAACCTCAATCGCAGTTCACATTGTTAACCTAATCCAACTTTAGTAAATAATCAAGACCCTTTTTGTATAAGGGTGGACACAAAATGAAAAAACACCGATCAAACCTAAGCCTGACCAGTGTTACAGGGTAATCACTTTTTTAATCGATAAACTATATTTATACCAGTGTTGACAAACACACCTATGACAGTGAGTGTCTGAAGAAACAAACTAATAACATCTATATCCATTACTTACCTTTCATCTTTGATATTGACTTTAGACCGAATGAGGCAGCTATTGACGCCAGTATTCCATAGGACAACCAGTCAGGGCAGTCCTCTCTTAAGAACCTAAAGCCATCAGATATGTAAGGCTGTAGAGCAGGGATGAAACATGCGAATATCAGACATATGAAACATATAGTCCAGGCTTCGTCCTTCCAGGAGTTGTCTGAGGCATCCATAGCCTTCTCATCCCAGTTACCATCTTTCTCCACTCTCTTGACCTGTGCCTGTACCTTGGCTACCTCTAGCTGCTGCTTTGCCTTAGCCTTCTCCTGGCGTCCCTCTAGCCATGTACTAGCCAGGGTTCCTACTATGTTTAATATGGGTAACATTAGCCCTCAGCTCCTTCTCTGATCATGTTAGCTACGTCTATAGCCCTCTGTCCTACCTGGTTGGCGTAACGGCTCTCTAGAAGCTCGTCAGCAGCCTTTTCATACATACCCTCTCTAAGGAAGCCAAAAGTCTTTTTGAAGGCCATGAGACGGCTTATACCCATGTTAAAGCAAAGGTTTATCAAGGCCTCTTGTACTCTCTCAGGGAGGTCGTCCCAGTAGCTGACTGTCTGCTGTAATTCGTTAATACATATGTCGATGTCCTCGTCTAACATCTGCATTGCTGTTTCATGGGATATACCTCTATCGTCCAAGTTCCTTCCCACGCCTATGCTAGTCTTCTGGCTTGTACAAGTATATAGTTTATACTCTATACCCTCATGTTTAATTAACTGCTTTCTAAGTCTTTCTATGTTCATCTAGAACTCTCCTTTTAAATACATTGCTAAGTAGTAAATACCTGCTAGGCCTATCAATGCCGTTGACGCTACAGTGGTAATCATCTTGTTTCTGTAGTCTATCCTGGCCTGTTCCTTAAGTTGTTTCCTGTGTTCTGCTTTGGCTGCTGCTATAGTAGCTGCTAATCTTTCCCATTGACCTGCAGACCCATACAGCTGAACCATGCTTCTCAGCTCATCGAACATCTTAGTACGCTCTTCTTCTTTGAAGTGGTCGTCTATAGCCTTACCGACCACATTACCAAATATGGAGTTCTGCTTCTTCTCCTTGGCAACACTAAGAGCTGCCTCACCCTTAGCGAAATTGGCGATTTGTCTGCCCATAGATGCGAAATCTTTTTTCATTTGGACTGCGTGCATAAGACTAGCGTGTGCCGTTTTGATTAAGCCAAAGGCAGTGATCGGATCTATCATGTGGTGGTGGTTCTCTTACTTCATTACTATTGCTACGACTAAGGCTACGACACCTAATGTACCTATCATGGACATGGCCTCAATCCGCCACATCCTCTTGTCTAATGTACACAGCTTGTCATTGACTGCCTGATAACGAATGGCACATTCTTTTTCATGTGCGTCTAGTTCCATTTGTACTTGGAGTTCAGGCTTCATTTGCATTTTCATTTACTACTCCGCTCTACACGTATGGACTGTCGCCTAACAAATCTGTATTCCATGTTGCTTTTAAACTTGCTATATCTGTGGCTGCATCAATTGCAGAGTTTGCAGGTGCATCTCTAAGTGCTTGTTTCTTTGTTACACTTGCAGCTTTAGCACTAGCATCGTCAGCTTCTAAAGCTTTCATGTACACAACATCTTCTGCTTCTAATAAAGGATTTCTTACTTCCCTTATTTTATCTTTGAATATCTCTTTTGCTTTTGTTAAATCCTCAGTGATAACATTTCCACTAAGTGACCATGCTTCTCTGAAATGTCTATCAGACGGAAGAGTTGCTTCAGAAGCGTCTACACTACTACCGTCTTTGTCTTGTATGTATGTTACTGGCATTTTTTACTCCTTATGCTACTTCTTTTATGGCGTTGACTGATTCATCAATCTTCCAAGAATCACGCCACTCTCTTGTCTTTGGAAGTTGATTGGTTTTACAAATAACTAACTTAGGTCTGTTAGCTTTTTGATAATCTCGCCACACATGTTGTGGTACGTCTTTCATAATAAGATACTCTATTGCTTGTTCTTCTGTCATTGCATCTAAAGGTTTAGTATTATGCAGTAGATACCCCCTTGTATGTCTCTTAAAATCAGGTTTAGCTTCATCTTCTGCTAACGCCCAATAAACTTCTACAGGTGGAAGTATCCCACCTTGTAATGCACAAGCCATCCAATTAGGGTCAGGCACGAGTACACAAGCACAGTCATCAATGTCATTTTCAAAAACAACACGATATTCTGAATGATGTGGCTCAAGGTTTTTCTTTGCCCAAGACAATCTATTAAAAAGGTGAGTTCCTTGAAATTCAGGTGTTTGCATTATGCTAGGTCTCCATGAGTAACAGTGTATACTTCGTCAGTATCAACTACTGAAGCTGATGATGATATTCTCTTAACCATAATTCTTAGCTCTCCTGCTACTGTTGTGTAAGAGGCATGACCACCTAGTTGTATCATTAAGTTACCATCATCATTGGTATCATCTTTTTTAACTGCTCCTGTTGAAGCATGATTGGCGTTAGCCATAGAAGTACTAAAATTAAGAGTGTATTGACCTGTTCCTCTATCTGTCAAACTACTTGCGTTAAGACTATCTTGAATTGATGGGGTGTTTCTACCATTGAAGTGACACCATACCTTTGCAGTCCCACCAACTACATATTCTGTACCCACGGTTCCTGCTGTGGAGTGCTGAATATCATCTGCTAAAATTTTACCTGCCATTACATTAAATCTCCACTTATCATTACGCTAAATCTCCATGTACACTATTCATGGCATGTTGGTTATCTACTAGGGAACCATTTGTGTTTTTAGTACCACACTTATAAAGAGTTGTTGTGCTAGGAAAACCAAAGCCAAGGTCTGCCTGATTACTGTCAGTAATATTTTCGTCATAACAAGCACTATGAGCTAATACATAATGCTCATCAGTCATTGCATTAGTCATCGTTGGGCTATAAACACCACCACTTACATCACTCACACTCGAAATATTAATACTATCTCTAATAGTAGGGCCGAATCTTTGGTCGTAATGAAGCCATCCTTTTGCTATTCCTTCCTCTGATATACCGAGTAAATTTGTTACAGCAGCTAAATTACCAGTTAAAGCTCCGATATTTGTTACTTTTAATGTACTACTCATGCTAAATCTCCATGTACAGTACTAAGACTATGCTCATTATCATAGCGGTCAGCCCATGGGGTGTTTTTACTACCGTTCTCGTAAAGAGTTGTTGAGCTAGGAAAACCATAATGAAGGTCGGCTCTATCACCGTTGGCAGGTTGGTCATCATAAGAACCACTATGAGATAATGCATAATTACTGTTAGCCATTGCATTAGAAAGTGTTACTTTGTAGTGACCTTGTGCTGTATCATTCACACTCGCAACATTTAAACTGTTTCTAATAGTAGGGCCGAATCTTTGGTCGTAATGAACAAAAGCCTTAGCTATTCCATCAGGGGACAAATTTAGTAAATCTGTAGTAGGAGAGGATGTATCACCTACTCTAACATTTGTTACTCTTATGTTACTCATGCTAAGTCTCCTATATTAAGTGAGTAAACTCCAATACAATCATATTTACCTGTACCTGATTGAGGTGTTATTCTGTTGTAAGAAGTTGTGTGTGAACTAGCAAAAGTCAGGTTTCCACCTTCCATAAAAAACACACTACTGTTATTACCGTCATCACGTTCATTTACTGAACCTATATTTACATAACCAACGTTAGCAAAATTATTACTAAAATATACACTATGATTACCTGCACTATGGTCTGTTATACTTGAGATATTTAAGCTGTCTCTTGTTGTGGTAGCACCACTAAAGGAGTTATAGTTTACCCAACTTTTCGCTGCTTCTTGGGCAGTCAGCGTAACAGCACCACCGCTTGTATTTTGTATCACATCTACTTTTAACGTCATATTTTACTCCTTATACAATTGACAGATTACCATTGACTGTCAGGGTAACACCTGTCGCAATGGTCAAAGGCCCTGCACATAAACCATTTTCATCACTGTCAATTGTAACGTTAGTATTTAATGTTTGTTCATGGACACGGAATATGTCACCTGCTGATGAGCCAACCTCACCATTCTCACCCTTGTATTTACCACCACCGCCTGAGAAAGCTGTGCCATTTTGACGTAGTGTGCCAGTAAAGTTAATGTCACCACCAACATCTAATGTATATGATGGGGTGCTGTCGTTAATACCTACTCGGTTAGCACTTCCATCAACAAATAACATATGAGTTGATGTATCACTCTCAACACGGAAATCATAAGCAAGACCACCATCATTAATAGTAAGAGTTGAATTATTGACCTCAAGACGTTCTGCTGCACCAGTAACTACACGCCACTGGTCTGCTGCATGGAACTGTGTGTAAGTGTTTGTGTCACCTT